TTAGAATATGTTTGAAATTTTTTCTACCACGTCGGCTTCCATAATCGGAGTAACATGAGAGTAGGTATCCATCGTTTGCTGATACGAGGAATGGCCAAGCCGCATTTGTACGACTTTAAAGTTTACGCCTGCTTCTAATAATAAGGTGGCATGTGTATGGCGAGTATCGTGCATCGTAAAGTCAGGTCTACCGATTGCGGTGGCCAACTTTTTACATTTTAGAGAAACCTTGGCCGGATCACGAGGGCTTCCAAACTTACCAGGGAACACGAGATTATTATTTCTCCAGTTCGTTGCTTTTAGGCGCCGTTTATCGACGCATGTGCGAAGTTTTAAAAGCTCTGCGATAGTTTTATCGTCGAGTGATATAGAACGCCTAGACGAGCTGTTTTTAGTCGTTTTTGAGATAGTCGTAACTTCATTGATTCGTAAAACTGTCTGATTGACGGTTAACGTTTTTTGTTTTAAGTTGACATCATCCCAGGTTAAGCCGAGTATCTCGCTACGGCGTAAACCAGTAGTAAATGCTAGCTTAAACAGGGCGTGCCATTCGACATCATCGATTTGTTCAAGGAAGGTCTCAACCTCTTCTTTAGATAACGTTACCATTTCGCGCTTACGTTCTTGTTTTGGTTTCTTTACTAGAGTGGCCACGTTCTTCGATATTATCTCATCCATGACCGCCTGTTTTAGGATAGCTCTAAGAACGGTTAGCGTGTAACTGATAGTCCGTGCTGATAAGTGGCCCATGCTATCCATAAGTGCTCTTACGTTTAATGCTGACAGCTCCACTAATCGTATCGAGCCTATGAAAGGCACAATATAGGTTTTAATAATATATTGGTAAGAGGATATGGTATTCTGTGAAACCGTATCCGTTTTAAGTCGGATCCAATACTCACACCATCTCTCGATTGTAATCGTGTTATCGTAGTTAGCACATTGCGCTAGTGATTCAACGTAAGCATCACGTTCGGCAATAGCAGCTTTCTTGGTAGTGCCGTAAAAGTATCTACGCTTACCGTTTATCAGCTTTGATACCTGGTAGCGTCCATCGGCTCGTTTTTTAGCCATAAAAATAACCTCCTTGGCTTAAATTTGGGTATAAGAAATAAGCCTTAGAGGTTTTATGTGATATAATGGTATTGGAGTAAAAATGAAATACCTCTAAGGTATGTAGTTTTTAGTGGCCCTCACTGCGGTGAGGGCTTATTTTTTTTATCTAAAATACAGAATCTAGTACGTTATCATACCAGTGCTTTTTCTTTTTAGGCTGTTGCACTTCTTCAGATGGTGCCTGGTGTATCTCATGATCAGCTTGCCATTTTGCTAGTGCATTTTTAGTGCCCTCATCGACTTTGTGTAAATCGTCCATTTCTTTTTGTGTCATACTAATAGTGCGTTCAAGATATTCCTGTTCATCAAGTAATTCGGTGCTCCCGTCATCGTAATGCACTAGCACCTTTGGACCGTCTAAAGCCTTAAATTCATCGTGAGATACCTCAGTTCTAGCAAATCCTGTAACTGTAACTAAGGCGAACATAGCAGTAATTAATAAAGTCTTTTTCATGATAACATCTCCCTGTGTTAAATAATATGATGATAAAAGTCGATTCCGTTAATGTCTCCATCTTCAATCTGAGACATTCTAACCATACGTTCGACTAAATTAACGTGATGATCTACATAAAAGTCATCACGAATAATATGACTTAACTCATGCTTTATTTCCTCCCTCATGCGTTCATGGGGAAGATTTTTATTAATGTAGATATTATGAGTGTCTACATCTTCTGATTCCTCAGAAACTGCTTTAGCATTTGGTAAGTCACAATAGATAAGGTTAATAACCAATACTACCACTCTCCCTTGTGTGTATTACTTATGTTTAGATTTTAAGAACTCTATGTATTTGACTGTTTCTTCCATCTCCTCTTTAGTGATATCTTTAGCAGCAGAGAAGAGCATACGAGCCCCTGGACGTGTGCGTAGGTATTCAGCAAATTCGGCTGCCTCACGGTCGGTGTAATAGCCGTCTGTATATTTCTCTACTAGTTCAGATTTAGGAACGCCAAAATAGTTTGCCAATAACTCAATTTTATCGATTCTAGGATATGTATTTCCCTTTACCCAATCGGTAAACGTAGTGTATTTTAACCCTAAATCAGCACATATTTTATTGCGATCAATTCCTCGGCTATCCATTAGTCGTTGAATATTCTCAGCCATAATAGCCTTGTTGCCTAAATCACTCATAAGAACCTCTCAAAATATGGAATATATTAATTAATACACCTATATATTACGATATTTTCGTAATAAAATCAATATTTTACGGAAATTTTACTATAGTTTAAGTTTAGTTTATGGACATTACGGATAAACCGTAGTAGAATGATGACTGTAAACAAGATGTGAGTATCGAGAAAGGAGGTAGCTTATGAAGTATACATTAAAGATGTTAAGGGCTTCAAAAAACTGGTCTCAACTTACGGCATCTAAAGCGATTGGAGTGTCTGTTGATACTTGGGGAAATTGGGAGCGCAAACGCTCTTTCCCTGATGTTCCTCACATAAAAAAGATACAAGAAGTATTTGGTGTATCGTATGACGACATTATTTTTTTATAGTTGGTTACGGTTAAACCGTTACGGAGGATAGGTTATGAAAGAATTCGTAATCAGAATGTTCGGCGAATCCATTACGGAACGCATGAACGAGTTAGGCATGACTAAGACGGCGCTGATCAAACAAGCTGAAATTTCGATGGATACATTAAACCGAGCTATCAAAGGAAAGTCAGTGCAAATGTCGACAGTCGTTGGTATCTGCTATGCGTTGTGTGTCGATGATACTGAAAGTCACGACTTTTGGGAAACCGATTACTACAACCCTAAATTAGATAGGAGGTAGCTATGAATAAAAAACAATTATTAGAACTAGCTAGTTGTTGCTTATGGATTTTAGCGCTCGGCTTGTCCGCAGGTATAAGTTTATTCGTGATGTTATCCCTGGTGCTTCTAGCATTCTAGGAGGTACCTATGAATAAGATGTGTATCACAGTAGCGGAAGCTGCAGAACTTGCCAGCGTACCGCAAGCCGTTATCCGAGAATGGGCGCAAGATTTTGACTTTCCGTCCATGAAAATCGGTAAGCGTGGAGGTAAACGCCTTATCCACGTTGATTCGTTTAATGCTTGGCTTGCTAAACGATGCCAGGCACGAATAGGAGAGTAGACATGATGAAAGTAGTTTATGCGCTTCGCATTATTGCAGCCATATTAGTAGTAGGAACTGTCGGTTCTATCGAAATAGACCGCATAGATTTGTGGACTGGTATGTGCCAGGGGTTACTAGGTATCACTCTTTGGTTACTCACTGGTTACTGGATTGAGGAGCTAAAAGAGTATGAACGATAAACGATGCTCCTTCTGTAATAAAAGGATTAAAAGTCCTTACACAAATTGGTCGTATCTAACCGGCAAGCCTCGTATAGTGTGCGATAACTGCAAAGACATACACCCGTGTGTAAATAGAATAACACGTTTATCCAAACGTGCCTAGTGAAAGGAGGTGAGGACATTGCGAGACTGTACAACGTGCCCTAATAGAGATTACTGCATTCCTGATGAGTGCGAGCACCTGGGCACAAAAAAAGCACCCCAAAGCACGGCAATGCTAAAGGGCGCATAGAAAAATATCCATTTAAAGTATATCACATAGTTAAACCGAAAGGGGATAGAACAATGATCGAGTTAAAGATTACAGTTGATAAAGCAGTTGAATTAGAACAAGAAGTGAAAGACCTATACCAATCCATCGTAGGCGCTCCGGTTAAAGAAGAAACACCTGCTAAGAAGGAAGCTCCTGAACCTGTTAAAGAAGAAGCTTCTGAACCTGTTAAAGAAGCACCAGCTCCTAAGGAAGAAGAACCCGCGCCTACAGTAGAACCTGAAAAAGAAGTACCAAGCCTTGAAGCAACTCGTGAAGCAGTAAAAGACGTAATGGCGAAAGCTACTGATAAAACGAAAGCTAAAGGCGAATTCAAAGCCTTCTTAGATAGCATCGGCGCTGAAAAGGTAACATCTGCTACCGATGAACAACGTATTCAAATTATGGATTGGGTGGCTAGTCGTGGCTAAGAAACACGCCTTACTAGGTGCATCCAGTAGTGCCAGGTGGTTAGTATGTACTCCTTCAGCAAGACTAGAAGCGATGTTCCCTGATGAACAATCGCCCTACGCTGCGGAAGGTACTGTAGCACATGACCTGGCAGAAGCAATTCTCCGGCATAAGCTTGAAGGCAAAAAAGCCCCTAAGCTAGACGATTACTCCGCTGAAATGGTAGAAGCGGTTAATCGATATGTCGATATTTGCGAAGAAAAGGTGAACGAAGCACGTGCCCGTTCCGCTGATGCGGAAGCCATGATTGAAGCACGGCTCGACTTCTCTCGTTGGGTACCTGAGGGCTTCGGCACCGGTGACATGGTAATCGTAGCCGATGGCATCCTGGAAGTGATTGACCTGAAGTATGGTAAAGGCGTTCCGGTTAGTGCCGTCGAAAACACACAGATGCGACTCTACGCATTAGGTGCTTATGACGTTAACGAGTTCTTGTATGATGTAAAAACGGTTCGTATGACGATCGTTCAACCAAGACTTGATAGTGTGTCTACCGACGAAATGTCACTTGAAGAACTTCTTGATTGGGGCGAAGATATCAAACCAATCGCACAACGTGCCTGGGACGGTATCGGCGAATGTACACCTTGCGATTACTGCAACTTCTGTAAAGCACGGCACACCTGCCGAGCATTAGCAGATACTTGCCTTGATACATTCTATAAGAATGGTGGTAAGCTCAATCAATTACTTACTGACAGCGAAGTATCCGACATTCTAGCGATGAAAGATTTAATCACAAAGTGGATTAAAGGTGTTTACGACTTTGCATATGAGAAGGCATTATCGGGTGAAAAGCAATGGCCTGGATATAAATTAGTGGAAGGTACATCAAGACGTACAATTACGGATCCAGACGCCGCTGCTAAAACATTACTCGATAATGGCTACAAGGAAGAGCAAATCTTCAAGCCTCGAGAACTCGAAGGTATCACGAACTTACAAAAGGTACTCGGTAAAAAGGGCGTTGCCGAATACCTAGAATCCTATATCGATAAACCGGAGGGCAAGCCTACGCTTGTACCGGAAAGCGATAAACGCCCGGCAATCAATACAGTTGAAACAATGATGAATGAATTTGAAGATGAGGTATAAGAGATGAATAAAACATTAACAACAGCACTAGCAATTTCCGCGTTAGCAGTAAACGTAGTTGGCGCAACTAGTAATAACACAGTAGGCGGTACAGATAATACTATCTCCGCAACATCTACAAGCTCCGCAGTATGGGGCTTCCAAAACAACATCGACGCTAATAATGCATTAGCGTTCGGTACAAATAATACTGTAACTGGTGAAAACGGTTTCGCCGGCGGTAATAACGCTACTGCAGCAGGTCGTAATAGCTTCGCATTCGGTTCCCATGCTGAAAGCCTAGTTGAGTACACTGTGGCAATCGGCAATCAAGCCCGTGTTTCTAGCTATGATAGTGTGGCTATCGGTAACGGTGCCTTCGTATCCGGTGAATCTTCTGTAGTATTAGGCAGAACTAATAATGTTACAGGTGCTGACACTGTGGTTGTCGGCGCTAACAATGGCACAGTGGCTGGTGGGCAATCCGCCGTAGTTGGCTACAATAATAAAATTGGCGCAGACAAAGAGCAATTAGTGTTCGGTTCTAATTCTGAATCTAATGGTCAAGGTGCTCTTACATTTGGCACCCATGCCAAATCCTTAGCCACTGACGCCGTTGCATTTGGTAACAACACGATTGCTGACCAAGCGAATGCGGTGGCAATCGGTACTAACAGCGTTACAGATAGCGCCGTTGGCGTTGATGGTATCACAATTAATGGTACTCGCCACGTATTTGCTGGTGAACAACCAGCAAGCGTAGTGTCCTTTGGTTCTAAAGCCCGTGCAGGTGCAGGCGGAGTAACTCAGTACAACCGCCAACTTACGAATGTTAGCGCTGGCCAAATCGCCGCTGATTCATTAGACGCTATCAATGGTAGCCAATTATACGCTGCTATTGATGAAATCGAAACAAACGCTAAACAAATTAACAAAAACAAGCAAAACATTAAAGATGTGGCAATCGGGTTAAACATGCTTGGCGATGTAGTGAACGATCATGAGCAAGCTATCACAGGTAATACTACTGCAATCGCCAGCAACACTAGCCGCATCAATGGTAATACATCTGCTATTACATCCCTTGGCCAAAAGGTAACTGCTAATACAGCGGATATCAGAAGCCTTGAACATGTGGCAGACAATCACGAAGGGCGTATCACAACTTTAGAAAATCGTTCTTTGGGCTTAGCTAATGACATTAACAACAAAGTCAACAATCTTGGCCAACGTGTTAATAAGTTAGGCGCAAGTTCCGCAGCACTTGCAGGATTGCATCCACTCGATTTCAACAGAAATGACAAAGTCAGCTACGCCGTAAGTTACGGCCATTACCGTAACAGTAATGCAGTAGCGCTCGGCGTATTCGCTAGACCTAATGAACGTATCATGCTTGGCTTTGGTGCTACTTTAGGCGGTGAGAACCAATACACCGTAAACGTAGCATTCAAAACTGGTAAAGGTTCTGACTATGTAGCAGAAGCTAAAGATGCACAAAGCCGCATCAGCAAACTTGAAGCACTCGTAAACAAATTAATGTCTGAAGTAGAAGCTAACAAATAATTCATTTAAAGAAGGAGACCGTAACAATGGCTAAATTAACAACTGGTATCGTAAGACTTTCCTATGCAAACATCGCTCAACCTCGTAAAAACGACGACGGCAAAGCAAAATATAGTTCCCAAATCATTATTGATAAAACAGATAAGAAAACAATCAAAGCTTTTGAACGTGCGATTGAAGAACTTAAAGCGGATCCAAAAGCAGTAGCTAAGGTAGAAGGTAAAGCAGCATACCTTAAATTGAACTTGCGTGATGGCGATACAGACGAAGCAGTAGCTGACCAACCTGAAACATACGCTGGTAAATTCTTCATCAACGCTAACAGTGATAAACAACCTATCGTATTCACTCGGGACAAAATCAAGATGGACCAATTCGATATCGAAGAAGAAATCTACTCCGGTGTATATGCGCAGGTAGCACTTTCTGTATTCGCTTACAACTTCAATGGCAAGAAAGGCGTAGGTTTTGGTCTAAATGGTGTTCGTAAAGTTAAAGATGGTGACCGCCTCGGTGGTGTTCACGTATCTGCTAGCGACTTTGGTGACGACGATTTAGGCGACCTAGACGATGACGATTTAATCTAAGGAGGCAAATATGGAGCTTAGTATTGATGTGGAAACGTATTCTGACTGCCCTATTAAATATGGGGCCCAGCGATACGTTGATGATAAGACATTTGAAATACTGCTCTTTGCCTACAGCTTCGATGACGAACCGGTCGAAGTAATCGATATGACAAAGGATCCACTACCTGAAAGGGTAGTGGATGCCTTATATAACAAGGAAATTACAAAGACCGCATTCAACGCAGCATTCGAAATGCTTTGTCTTAAAAAGTATTACCCTGATGCAGATTATACGAACTGGGAATGTACCTCTGTACTTGCCTTGTACTGTAGCTTGCCTGCGAGCCTTGATAATGTATCAAAGGCTTTGAAATTAGGTGAAGCCAAAGATTCACGAGGCAAACGCCTTATTCAGTTCTTCTCTGTGCCACGAAAACCAACTAAGTCGAATCCTAAGACACGTAATATGCCGGAGGATGCGCCTGAGAAATGGGCGGAATACATTGAGTACAACCGCCAGGACGTGGTGGTAGAAAAGGCAATTCGTAAACGCTTACTTTCACTAAAGCCACCTGCTACCGAGCACGAGTACTGGTTACTCGACCAAGATATCAACTGGAGAGGCGTGAAAGTAGATATGGAACTCGTCGATGCAGCGCTTGCCTGCAACGACGAAATTGTGGAAGAAGCTACCGAGTCATCCAAGATATTAGCAGGATTAGAGAATCCGAATAGTACCATGCAACTTAAAGAGTGGTTAACAGTAAGACTAGGATATGATCTAGAAACAATGCGAAAAGACGATGTATCAAACCTCTTAGCACAGGATATCCCCTCTGATGTTCGCAAGGTACTACAAAATAGACAGGTGCTCGGTAACTCCTCCATCAAAAAATACTTGGCCATGAAAAATGCCGTGTGCTCAGATGGTCGTATTCACGGAATGCTTCAGTTTTATGGGGCGATGCGTAGTGGACGATGGGCGGGTCGTGTAGTACAACTACAGAACCTCCCTCGTAACTACTTAGAAGATTTAGACACAGCTAGGGAAGTTCTTAAAAGTAGAGACGTAGAAATGCTAGACCTACTCTACGGAAACCCAGGCGATGTGATTAAGCAACTTATCCGTACTGCTCTTGTAGCAGAGGACGGGCACCGATTTATTGTAGCCGATTTCAGTGCTATTGAAGCACGTGTTATCGCTTGGCTTGCTCACGAGAAATGGCGCCAGGATGTATTTGCGCAAGGTGGAGACATCTACTGTGCATCAGCATCTAGCATGTTCCACGTACCAGTTGAGAAGCACGGTGTTAATGGGCACCTACGGCAAAAAGGAAAGGTAGCTGAATTAGCGCTAGGGTATGGCGGCGGTGTAGGAGCTATGAAAGCGATGGATACAAAGGGTGAAATTCCGGAGAAGGAGCTACCTGGTATCATCGAAGCTTGGCGACAAGCAAGTCCACGAATTACGAGATTTTGGAAAGATGCAGACAGCGCAGCAAAGCAAGTAGTGAGAACAGGAGAACCCGTACGAATTAGACAAGGCAATATTAAATTCTTTAAATCGAAAGGCTTCCTGTTCATCGAATTACCATCCGGTCGTAGACTTGCCTATGCAAGACCTAGACTCGGACTTAATCGGTTCGGTAGTGAATCGATTGAGTATGACGGAATGGATCAGGTTAAGAATACATGGGGCAGAGTTGAGACCTACGGCGGAAAGCTCGTCGAAAACATTGTACAAGCCGTAGCAAGAGATTGTTTAGCAGCAGCGATGTTAAGACTAGCAAAAGCAGGTTACAAAATCGTTGCCCATATCCACGACGAAGTGGTTATCGAAGCGCCTATAGGCGAAGGTAGTTTAGAAGAAGTTATAGATATTATGTGTGAACCTGAACCCTGGAATGAAGGGCTCATATTAAACGCAGCAGGGTTTGAGAACCCTTACTACATGAAGGATTAGGAGGACAATTCTTATGAAACTCTCAAAACAACAAATTCAACAACAACGCGAAGCAATCGACGGCTTATATGAACTCGTAAAAGATGCACCAGCTAGCGAACGTAAAGACTCCGCTATGGCGTACTGCGAAGGATGTATTGCTGCTTGCGACCTCGCGCTTAAGATATTAAACGGCAAGAAAGTAGAAGCTCCTAAGGTGGAAGAACCTGAAGCTACTCCAAAAGTAGAAGAGAAACCCGAAGAAAAGCCAAAACGAAAACGTACTACTAAAAAGAAAGAAGTAGAAGCTCCAGCAGTTGAGGAAACTCCTGAAGAAGATGATTTAGACGATTTGTTATAAGAAAGGATAGCGCCTTATGAAGGTCTTATTCAATCTACAAGTACAAAGGCTGTACGACCTGGTACGGCGCAATCAAGTATCACCTTTTAACCCTGCAAGTTATTACCATGTACCTTGCGAACACTCCTTCGCTAACCTATGGCCTATGGAGTCTAACGGATTTGGAATAGTGCCTTGCCGAGAATCATATGAGTTCTATTGTCCAAAATGTGGTGAGCGGATCAACGCTAAAGGGTTTACTGCAGAAGTTGGATATAGCGCCACCGTTCCTTTATCCCTAGACTTATCAATTATAGATAGGGGCGATAAACTGGACGTGCAATTTGAGTACGACACGGTATACGCCGACGGAGATAATGGGATGATTTACAAAGGCTATAAATCTCATGTAATCGATGTGGTGCGGTTTGACTTTAAACAAAGAAAAACCTTTATCATACTTAAGAAGCGCTCACGCAGCGACGTCGTCGAAGAATCGACGGTTTCCCCTACGCGTTTAGGAAATAGCCCTTTATCCTTAGCTTGGTTTGTAGCAACACCTGACTGCAGGCTACATAACCATCAAGATGAGCTAAAACGTTTCGCTAAGGTGTTAAAAGAAGTGTTCTTCGAGAAGCTTTCAAAGGCAGTAGGGTATAAAGTTAAATCTATTAGACAAGGCGTACAGGTGTCTAACAATTACGGAGCCTTCGATAACCTACTTCATAACTTAGTATGGAAATTACAAGCTCCTGATGCACCAGCTATCAATGATAGTCTTAAACGAGACTATGATGACTTTTATAATCGGAAATTCCCCAATGAGACACTGGGTATGGATAACGTATTAGAGTTAACGACAAAAGGTGTTTCCTTTGTAAAGGCCCTAATCAAGGCTCATAACTTACCGGATGCTAGATGGGTTAGGAGGTTATTACACGATAGGCCATTCTTCTATACGAAGATCATTAAAGTTATGGCTACGTTATTTAAGAACAAAGATTACCAAAAGGCTATGGTCGATGTCATCAAGAATAACGCCGATAATACAAGTTATATTCAGTCTTGGCCATTATGGCGTGATGACCGTGATTTATCTATCATTCGTAAATTTGTTAACATCCTTAGCCATCAATACGGCGAGCGCCAGGCGTTCTTATTCATTCGGAATGCGCCGTCCTATCACGATATAAGAGATACGGCTAGTATGTATTTCGAGTTATCGAGAAGTCGCCGTAAAGAGGTATGGAGCAGTCGCATCCAGGTGCGTAACCTACACGACACAATCTCGAGAATGCAAAAGTTCGACAAAGTAGAAGACGAAATCGTACAGCAACGGAAAGCACATCGCGTGCTAGCCGATATGGTTAACGGCTATCGATTCACGGCGATTGGTTCTACTCACGGCATCATTGATATGGGTATTCAGCTTAACAACTGCGTAAGCTCCTATATCAAAAAAGTAAAAGCTGAAACGTGTGCTATCGTAGGTGTCTATAAATGTAACGAGCCGGTAGCGTGTATCGAGGTTAATCCGAATAGTGATACGGATAACTTCGTAGAGATACACCAGGCTAAACTAAAAAATAATCGTGGCGTATATGAAGACCACGATATCAATGGAGCAGTTAGTCAGTGGATTACCTCTCACGGATTAAGCGTTCCGGCGTATGTACGGGATATCCAATTTGCGAAGGGAGGAGCGATGTAATATGGATACTAATATCATCATAGCTACGGGCAGAAGTCGCTCCGCCCGTAGCTGGAAGTCTGACAAAATGACTTGGAGTGCTTTGGTCAGTAAATTGGCCGAGCCTACTGTAACGAATGAAACGGCTGCTGAATACGCCAAGATGTCTAAAGCTGATCAAGGCCAAAAGAAAGACGTCGGCGGTTTTGTTGGTGGCTATATTCCTAAAAATGGTAGACGGGTAAGAGGCTCTGTTGAAGAGCGGTATTTGATTACCCTTGATGCGGATAACCCTGGTGAGGATTTCATCGTAGACCTAGATATGGAATTAGGTGGAATGGAGTATGTACTCTACAGTACGCACAGCCACACGGCTGATAATCCTCGTTACCGTGTTATTATTCCTACCGATAGAGCGATGAAGCCAGATGAGTACCAGGCAGTCTCAAGACGGATTGCTGATAACATCGGGATTGAGTTCTTCGACCCGTCAACGCACCAAGCTGAACGCCTTATGTATTGGCCTAGTCATCCTAAGGATGTGGAGTACGTTTACCTACACAGCGAAGGCTCTCTAGTTTCAGTAGACACCTATTTGAGTACCTACAGAGACTGGCGGGATACGAGTCTTTGGCCAACATCTGATAAGGAATCACAAATTCGCCTTGATGCGGCCAAGAAGCAAGGTAACCCATTAGAGAAAAAAGGACTTATCGGTGCTTTTTGTAGATGCTACAGTATCACGGAAGCGATACATAAGTTTCTCCCTGGTGTGTATGAGCCGACACAAGTTGAAGACCGATACACGTATGTAGCAGGTAGCTCAGTAGGTGGTTTAGTTATCTACGATAACGATACCTTTGCTTACTCCAACCATGCAACTGGCCCTATCAGCGGTAAACTTGTTAATGCGTTTGACCTTGTCCGGATCCACTTATTCGGAGACAAGGACCCAGCCGATGAGACCGCCGTTACTAAACTACCAAGCTACAAAGCTATGATGGACTTCGTCAACGAAGATGGTGCCGCACCTGTTCTGCTCGACAAAGAACGTATGGCGGATATGGACTTTGAGGATATCACGGAGGACGATGAAGACTTTTTATCTAAGCTAAAACGTGATAAAAACGGTACTCCTGAGTCGGATGTTTTCAACTGCTTGTTAGTCCTTAAACAGGACCCTGCATTAAAAGGTAAAATTCGTCTTGATGAATTCGCACACCGCTTAGTCGTCATTGACGATTTGCCGTGGCGTGGTAAGGACGAAACCCCTTACTGGACGGATACAGACGATGCGTGCCTACGTAATTACTTCGCTACTAAATACCTTATTAAAGGTAAAGGTATTATCGACGATGCCTTGCAAGAAGTAACGCAAGATAACAAGTTCCATCCGGTACGTCAGTACTTAACAGGCTTAACTTGGGACGGTGAATGTAGAGTCGATACTCTCTTTATCGATTACATCGGAGCGGAGGATACCGAATACATCCGAGCGGTTACACGTAAATGGATGTGCGGTGCCATCGCACGAGTAATGGAACCTGGCGTTAAGTTTGATACGGCAATCGTATTATATGGTGCACAAGGTTTAGGTAAGTCCCTTATCTTGGAGCGGTTAGGCCGTAAATGGTTTAACAACTCACTCGTTGATATCAAAACCAAAGACGCCCTTGAACAAATTCAGGGCTCATGGATCAACGAGCTTGCGGAACTCGCACCGACCTATAAGAACGATAACGAAATCGTTAAAGCCTTTATCAGCCGTACCTCTGACCGGTTCCGCTCACCTTACGGTAGACGGACGGAAGAGTACCCTCGCCAGTGTGTATTCGCTGGTTCCACTAATAATCTTATGTTCCTAAAAGACCGCACCGGTAACCGCCGATTTTGGCCAATTACTGGTGACAAGGACCGTAAAACAAAGAACTCCTGGGACTTGTCAAAGGATGAAATTGACCAATTATGGGCAGAAGCGTTCATGTATTGGTCTGAAGGAGAACCGCTTGTATTAGAGGGTGCACTTGAAGAAGAAGCCCTTAGAATTCAATTATCACACACTGAAGGCGGTGAACTCGTAGGGCTCATTGAGGAATACCTAGAGATGGAACTACCTGAAGATTGGGAGTCTAAAGACATCTACGATCGCAGGGAGTATATCCGCAATTATGGCGATGACGATTATTGCGGTTCAGTGCAGCGGGAGCGGGTTTGTGCCCTTGAGATATGGTGTGAAGTGATGGAGGGCGACAGGAAGAACCTGCAGAACGCAAAAGCAAGAGAAATTATTGACATCTTGCAATCTATTAAAGGGTGGAGTCCTTACTCTAAGAGCGTTGGGAAGATGCGTTTTGGGAAAATGTACGGTGTGCAAAGAGCGTTTGTTAGAGACACTAGCTCACTCCAAAATAAGGCTAAAACGATAGTTAAAAATCGTAAATAGCCGTGTTGCCGATTTTTGTTGCCGATTAGCTAATTTTTATATATTGATATTTATCGAAATAATTTTTATGCAAGCCTATACATCGATAAACTTTGATATATGCTAAAAAATCGGCAACGGCAACACGTGTGGCAACAAAATCGGCAACACGAATAGCGTAGTTGGTGTCTATCTTAAATACAATTTGTTGCCGATGTTTCCAAATATTTACTTTTAATTAAAAATAATAAATATATGAATAAGTGCTTGTATACGTATACACGTAAAAAACGCAAATACGCGTATATATATATATATATATATATGAGAAAAAAAACGCCAACATCGGCAACACAACCCCGATGAAGCCATATTTTATATGGGCTGAGGCCTGTTGCCGATTATTTATTGAGAATGAGGTGAGAACGATAGAAAAAGACATTGAACGATGGTTAGGAAATCAACTCAAAAAACTGGGGTGCATATATATGAAATTCGTGTCACCTGGAAATGATGGTGTACCTGATCGGATTATTGTACTTCCAGGAGGCGGTGTCCTATTCGTCGAGTTAAAGGATACAACAGGGAAGCTAATGGCTAACCAACGAGTACAGATTTCACGATTACGAAAGCAAGGCGCTTTGGTGTTTGTGGTAACTGGGATGTCTGATGCCAAGTTATTTGTTGAAGATATGGAAAGGGCGATACATGGACTTTCATCCACACGAGTACCAAAGCATTGCAATACAACGAATCATTGATAATACCCATTACGGATTGTTACTGGATATGGGCTTAGGTAAGACCATATCTACCCTTATTGCGATTGAACGGCTTATGTATGATTACTTTGATATTAAAAAAGTATTACTCATTGCACCCAAGAAGGTAGCAGAATCTACATGGGCCCAAGAATCGCAAAAATGGAATGCTACAAGACGTTTAACGGTGGCTAAGGTGTTAGGTTCCGAGAAGGAACGTATACAGGCCTTAGAGAGTGAATCTGACATTTATGTGATAAATCGTGAAAACGTGCAATGGTTATATGAGTACTACTATAAGAAGAAATCATTCCCTTTCGATATGTTAGTGATCGATGAGAGTTCTTCGTTTAAGAACCCACAGGCTAAACGGTTTAAGGCAATACGAAAACTCCGTCCATTGTTTAAACGGATTGTCATACTAACTGGCACACCAGCACCGAATACGTTACTTGATATTTGGGCTCAAATGTATCTCTTAGATGGTGGCGAACGATTAGGTAAGACGATTACCGAATATCGCACTCGGTATTTTACGCCGGACAAAACAAACGGACACGTCGTGTATAGCTACCGACTACTGCCTGGAGGGGATAAGGTGATATTCAGCAAGATGCAAGATATCTGCATGAGCCTAAAAGCGAAGGACTATCTTACACTACCTGAACGTATCGAGAATGTCATCACGGTAGAGATGAACCCGAAAGAGTGGGAACTCTATAAACAGATGGAACGTGAGCACGTGCTTAGCTTAGCCAGTGATGACGATGTGAGTGCACTTAATGCAGCAGCACTAGCCGGTAAATTGTTACAACTGGCGAATGGATCCATTTATAACGATGAAGGTGAAATCGTAGTCGTCCATAACGAGAAGATTGAACGACTGAAAGAATTGGTAGAAACGAATGAAGGAAAACCGATGTTAGTGTTCTATAACTTCAAACATGACCTTCAATCGATTAAAGAGGCTTTCCCGAAAGCCGTTGAGCTAAAGACCGATGATGATGTAGCCGAGTGGAACAAGGGCAAGATACAAATGTTACTGGCGCATCCCGCATCAGCAGGGTACGGCTTAAACCTTCAAGCCGGTGGCAATATCATCGTATGGTATGGGTTAACTTGGAGTCTTGAACAGTATCAACAAGCGAATGCACGACTTCATAGACAGGGGCAAACACAACCTGTGATTATCCACCACCTAGTAACAAAAGGGACAATGGACGAGCAGGTTATGAAAGCCTTAGAACGTAAAGAAGCTGGGCAAGATGCACTATTAGAAGCTATTAAATATCGTAAAGAATTGTATAAGGGGTGAAAACATGAAAGCTATAATGAATATTAACATTAGAAGTAAAGCAGATGATAATTACGTGGACTACAGCGGGTATCACATAGTTGATATCGCTTTTGGCCCTCCTAAAGAGGAGGATGCATATACAACATATGCGCTTGAGCGAATGGCAATAGAAGAAGTACTTGTGAGCATAGCCAGTAGAAAGTGGATTGCTTTGTATGGGGATATATTTGACCTTGAGCTCGGGGCAGTAATGGTTAATGCGGGGCAATATGAGGCAATAGACGTAGATGTGTGCCGAATAATGACAGACGACGAGTTCCGTCAACTTTATTTAAACTACTTGAAACAAGAAGAACGAAAAGCTGCCTCGGATTTGGCGGAAATATCAAGGAGGATGAATAATGCAAAAGAAATGTAGACGATGTGGAGACACATTTACAGTAAAAACACACGAGGATTACTGCCCTGAGTGTGAAAAAGTAATGACGCCGCCTGGTGCGGGCTATAGTAAAGAGCTAACGTGTGAAGGATGTGGTACAACCTTTATTCACAAAAAAGAAAAAGCGCAAGGTCGTTGGCCTAAATATTGCCCAGAGTGTTTGCCTAAATACTCTAAGGTGCCTAAGAAGAAGGAAGTGACCGCGGAACCGGTAGAGCAAACTATCGAGGAAGAGGTAATGCAGGCTATTGCAGAAAAGGTAACGCAAGCTATTTCTGAGCCTAAGACTGAAGATGTTATCAATCATCCTTCACACTATACACGAGGTAAGATTGAGGTTATCGATTTTATCGAGGATCAACAGCTTCCATACCATCTAGGTAATGTTATCAAGTACATCGCACGAGCAGGGTATAAGGGTGACAAACTCGAAGACCTAAAAAAAGCACGGTGGTACTTAGACCGGTATATCAATGAGGTAATGCGGCATGAGTGACTATAAAGAAAAGGCATCGGCGTATCTGCAAGATATAAAGATGATAGCCATACGTATCCAATCGCTACGGCAAGATATTCGCAAACTGCAGTATGATATCATCACCTTATCGGCGATTGATTATTCCAAAGACCGAGTATCCGGGGGCGGTACTCCAGTAGGTCTTGAAGGCGATGTGGCAAGACTCGTAGATACAGTGGACACCAAAAAACGGGAGATAGCAAAGCTTATTGCTAAAAGGGAAGAAGCAAGGGCTTTAATTGAAAAGATAGAATGTATACCAGGGCGTATTATATTAGCGCAAGAGTACATTAACGGGGCATTCCCTAAGAAAGTACAAGCGATGATATATTACGAAAAGAGCAGTTACTTCAATTTAAAAAATAAAGCGTTGAACGAATTAGGGGAACTCCTTTCATAGTGGAGTACTTTGGAGTGTTTTGGAGTATTTTGGACTTAAATGAACCGACTTGACATAGTATAATGTAGTTGTGAAAGGTGTCATTAGTCACTAACACAAATCCTCTCTTATACACAACTCAACAAAAAAGCACGGTGACGAAGACCGTGCTTTTTTGTTGTATGTAGCATTGTAAATACAGGGGCCCGTATTTATGATGTAGGCGATCGCGTAAGCTAAGGAGAGGGAATATGTAAAAATGAAATTTACTGCACAATGAAACCAGGGCGAGCCGAATATGTCCACATACATTTCAAAGCTTATACATTATGAGCTCGCCCTGTATCGTTGTACGCTGACATCTGATGACTAGAACTAGTAGTCCTCCAATAACTATATAGCCTAACAACAACCAACTAGTCATCGGATTTGAGCGTACAAACGTATTAAAGGTGATAAGGTATGAGCACAGAAGTCAAATGTATTAAACGTAAATGCCTGAATAACAAGAACGGCGTTTGCACAGCAAAACTAATTGAATACGACGGCCTGTGTCAAACGTATATCACACATGACCACGCACACAAAAGTAATTGTGGATTATGCACTCGTTCGCACGGCCGATTTAAGAGAAACAGCCGTGATGTATTAAGATAGCCAGGAGGTGAGGTAGTGGCTGCATTAGCAAATAAACGACATGAAAAATTTTGTCATGAGTACATCAAGGATATGAATGCGAAACAGGCTGCTATTCGAACTGGTTACTCTGAGAAATCTGCTGAGTCGCAATCCTCAAGACTGTTAAGGAATGACAAGGTTAAAAAACGGGTTGCCGAGCTCCGCGACGCCTACTTCAATGAAAACATCATGACGGCTCAACAGGTTGAGTATGAGTTAACAAGAATTGCCCTGGGGCTCTCAAATGAAAAACAAGTGGTTATCGAGGGCACAGGGGAAGGATGTTCCGAAGCTCGAATTATCGATAAACCGCCGGACGAGAAATCTAGGTTGAAAGCCCTGGAGCTTATGGCTAAACGCCATAGAATACTCAGCGGTGATACGACTATCGATATTAAGCCTGTACTCATCGTAGGTGGTGACGATATTGCAGACTAACAGAGTGTACTTGCCTGATATCGTAGGCAAGGGATACGGTGCTTTTTGGCGTTTTAAAGGGCGTTATAAAGTAGTCAAGGGCAGTCGTGCCAGTAAGAAGTCATCTACGCAGTCTCTGAAAGTCATTATAGAGATAATGGAGAACCCTTGTATAAACTGGTTAGTCGTTCGTAAGACAGAACGGACTTTGCGTGACAGTTGTTTCGCGCAGCTTAAATGGGCTATGCGCCAGTTGAAGGTGGAGCGGTACTTTAAATGTTCCGTATCGCCACTTGAGATAACGTATATTCCAACAGGGCAGAAGATTCTATTTCGTGGACTCGATGATCCTTTGAAGGTTACATCCATTACTGTAGAAGTTGGTGCACTGTGCAGGCTATGGATTGAAGAAGCTTACGAGATTATGAGTGAAGACGCATTCAACAGACTGGATGAATCTATTCGTGGCCAGTTACCCGACGGCATGTATCACCAGGTAGTGCTTACGTTTAACCCGTGGTCTGATAGGCACTGGTTAAAGAAACGCTTTTTTGATGAATCCAGCGAAAACGTATTGGCCATGACTACGAATTACCTGTGTAACGAGTTCCTGAGTGAATCGGACTTAGTGTTATTCGAAGAAATGAAGAAGAACCCTAAGCGGTACCAGGTAGCGGGGCTCGGTAACTGGGGCGTTGTTGAAGGCCTGGTTTACGAAAACTGGAAAGAACAAGAATTTAGTGTTGATGAAATTAGAGGTCAAACCGGTATCAAGTCCGCGTTTGGCCTTGATTTTGGTTATACAGTAGACCCTACAGCCTTAGTGTGTATGCTAGTCGATATGGCTAATAAGAGAATCTACATATTCGATGAGCTGTATGAAACAGGGCTTACGAATCAACAATTAGCATCTCGTATCACGGATATGGGGTACGCAAAAGAAAAGATAAGGGCTGATAGCGCCGAGCCTAAATCTATTGAGGAATTGTACCAAGCAGGATTAAAAGGGATAACCAGGGCACGTAAAGGTAAGGACAGCATATTAAACGGCATTCAGAGGATTCAAGACTACGAATTAATCGTTCACCCAAGATGCGTTAACGTGCTGCGTGAATTATCCACGTACCAATGGGCCAAAGACCGATTTGAGAAATACACAGGGAAACCTGAAGACGAAAACAACCATGCTATGGATGCTATGCGGTATGGTTTAGAAGATATTAATGTAGAAAGGTGGTCGTTTGATTGATATTATCTCAGCTATGGGACCGCATCATAAAAGGTTCAGCGACTATGTCGGAACGAGAGTTCCTGCAAGTTCAACTGCGTAATTTTCTAGGTAGTGAGCAGCGGAAAACGATGTGTACTGCTATTGATTATTACGACGGTAAACATGACATTTTGAATAAGCAACGATACGTTGTAGGTGAAGGCAATACGCGAATAGCGTTACAGGGCGTTCCTAATAATCAGATTGTGGATAACCGATTTGATGATTTAGTAGACCAAAAGGTTAACTACTTATTGTCTAAGCCATTAGATATTAACACCGATGATGACGAGCTCGATAAGATGTTTGGTATTCAGTTCCAACGCTTATTAAAGTCAGTTGGTAAATTCGCAACAATGGCCGGCAAGGCGTATATACACCCTTACATAGGCATCGATGGTACGCTAAAGTTTAAGTTGATGAAACCGCATCAGGTTTTACCATTTTGGGCAGATGAGGAGCACACACAACTAGATGCGTTCCTTTACTTGTACGACATTGAGTACTACACAGGACTAGAAACTAAGACCATTCACAAAGTGGAATACTACACACCGAATGGTATTCAGTATTACATATGGGATATGGAACGTTTACTTCCTGATCCGGATAAAGAAAATACTGCCAATTTTGCTATTGCTGATAAACCGTATAACTGGGAACGTATTCCTCTCATTATGTTCCGTGCGAATGAATTTGAGCAACCACTTATCGTTAAGGTTAAATCCTTGCAGGATGCACTTAACCGGTTACTATCCAACTTCCAAGATAATATGGAAGAGGATATCCGCAGCACAATTTTGATTTTGCAAAACTATGACGGTGAAAATCTCGCTGAGTTCCGTCAAAATCTTGCTTCGTATGGGGCAATCAAGGTTCGTACAGTAGATGGTGTTAACGGCGATGTTAAGGCCTTAAAAATAGAGGTGAATAGCGACAATTACCAATTACTTATTAATATTTTGCGTAAAGCTATTATCGAGAACGGCCGGGGCTTTGATGCTAAGGACGATCGTATGGCCAACAATCCTAATCAGATGAACATCATGTCGATGTACTCTGATATTGATTTAGATGCCAATGAAATGGAGCTGGAGTTCAAATCTAGCTTGCACGATTTGATGTGGTTCGTTAACACGTATCGTGGCTTAACTAATCAAAATGCAGTTGAAGAAGTGGACTTCATCTTCAATCGTGACTTGCCTATCAATGAAGGCGATACAATCAACAACTGTAAAAACTCCGTTGGTATCATCTCTAATGAAACCATTATCGCAAATCATCCGTGGACAACTGATGCTGCGGAAGAACTCGCAAAAGTTAAAAAGGAGCAGTCCGAAGTAACAGCAGATTTTGTTGTACCGAACGGCGGTGAGGCAGATGGCGAATGATTACTGGGAGAAACGGTATGAGCGGTTACTAGATGAATCGTTTCAAAAAGCGAATCTCACTGATGCGGAAATCAAAGCTAACTACGTCAGGGCGTTACGTCGGATAGAAAAGGCTATCAACGATTGGTATCGTAGATTTGCTACAGAAAACGGCATCCAATTGGCCGAAGCAAGGAAACTACTGAACGCCTACGAGATGAAAGCCTTTAAAATGGATTTGGCTGAGTTTAAGGCAGAAGCTAAGAAACTCGGTGTATCAGAAGAACATCAACAAATGCTATCAAATGCGTCCATTCGTGAACGATTAAGCCGTGAGCAGATGCTGTATATCAATGTGGTTCATGAGCTTGAAATACTGGCTCAAAAGCAGAGTATTTCGCTTAATGATTTATTGAAGGATGTGTATCAGTCCTCCGCGTATAAGTCCGCATATACCGTGCAGACACAACGCGGAGAATATTCACCTATTAATACGATTGATAGCAAGCGCGTTGATAGCGTGGTTCACAGTCAATGGGCGAGTGATGGCAAGGACTTCAGCAGTAGGATTTGGGGAGATACAAGTAAGTTAGTAGCTAACTTGCAGAATGATTTCACCCAAGCCCTTATTATCGGGCAAGGGGCGGACACGATGGCAGATAATCTGCATAAGCGGATGAAGACATCATACAGTAACGCTAAGCGATTAATCGAAACTGAGACGGCAAGGGTGCACGAGCAAGGGTTTCTTGATAGCATGAAAGACCTAGATGTCGAGGAGTTAGAGATACTGGCTACACTCGATAGTCATACTTCTTCCATCTGCAGACACATGGATCGTAAACGTGTTCGTCTCGTCGATGCTAAACCAGGTGTAACTGTTCCGCCATTCCATTGCTATTGCCGGTCCACTACAATTCCATATATCCCAGGACTCGAAGGAGGAACTCGCACAGGTAGAAATCAGAATGACAAGAGTACTGATTTTGACGGAGCGATTACCTACGAGGAATGGGAAAAAGAATATATCAATTAGCAGCGGAAACGCTGCTTTTTTATTGCCATTTTAGTATTGTTGGGCGATAACTAACAAGACCGTAGCCGTGAGGTGTGGCTCACGAAAATAAAGCGAAATGGGTATTTTTTAAGGAGGTCACTATGACTAAGGAAGAATTGTTAGCACTAGGATTAACTGAAGAACAGACTGCTAAGGTCGTTGAAGACTATGGTAAGAATTATGTGTCTAAGGATCAATTCAATGCTAAGAACGAGGAACTCAAATCCGTAAAAGGGGAACTCACGACTCTTAACAGTGAGATTGATAACCTCAAAAAATCTAATGCAGATAATGCGGAGCTTGCGAAACAAATTGAAACGATGAAAGCTGATGCCGAAACTCGTAAAGCTGAATACGAGGGCAAAATCGCACAACTTGAAATCGACAATATTGTGAACGTAGCATTGTCCAACGCAAAAGCTAAAAACAACGTTGCAGTCCGTGCGCTATTGGATTTAACCGATGCAAAAGTGAAGGACGGCAAAATCAAAGGGTTAGATGAACAACTTGCTGAAGTTGCCAAAGCTAATCCTTATTTATTTGGGGAAGCGTCCGCCCCTAAAGGTGTAGCCCCCGGTAACCCTGGCGGTAAAACACCAAGTGGCGCAATAACTAAAGAAGACTTCGCTAAAATGACGTACTCTCAACGGGCGGAGTTATTCGCAAACGATGTTGAACTTTACCATTCATTAACAGGAGGAAACGCTAATGAATAAACAATTCTCTTTTAATTTACAAACATTCGCAGCAGGTCCTACGCAAGTTGCTAATGTAGTTAACCCTCAAGTAATGGCGGACATGGTATCCGCAGGCTTACCTAAAGCTATTAAATTTACTCCAATCGCTAAAATCGATAACACATTGGCTGGCGTACCTGGTAACGAAATCACTATCCCAGCATGGGGCTACATTGGTGATGCGGAAGACATTGCAGAAGGCGTAGAAGTACTTGCAACTCAAATGTCCACATCCGTCACTAAAGCTAAGATTAAAAAAGCAATGAAACGCGTTGATATCACAGACGAAGCTAAATTGTCCGGTTATGGCGACCCAGTAGGTGAAGCTACTCATCAATTACGTCTGTCCTTGGCATCTAAAATCGACCAAGACGTAGTAACAGCTCTTGGCGGTGCTACTCTTACTGTAACTGATACTAAAGTTATTTCTTATGAAGGTGTAGTCAACGCAGTAGATAAATTGAACGAAGAAGACTACGTTGAAAAATATTTGTTCGTAGCACCTTCTCAAATTACTGCTCTTCGTAAAGACGCTAACTTCATTGATAAAACAAAATACGGTAACGACGTTATGATGACAGGTGAAATCGGTATGATTGCAGGCTGTCGTGTTGTAACATCTCGCCGCATCAATGACACAGGCGCAACTGTTGATAACTTCATCGTTGGTGTAACTGCAGAAGTGGAAGATGGTACACCTGTATTACCTGCTGTAACAATTTACATTAAACGCGACGTTATGATTGAAGCTGATCGTGTTCCTGAAAAAGGTTTAGACAAAATCGTTGCTAACGAACACTATACTGTTGCATTGACTAACCAATCCAAAGTTGTAAAAGCTACATTCAAAAAATAGTAGGTGAATAGTATGACCACGAAAGAGACAGTTTTACAAATTCTTGAATCGTGGCTCGGGTATGATGCAATTTCTGATGTAAATATCATTGAGTATATGATTGGTGCGGAAACACAACATATCCTCAATGATATCAATCAGAAAGAATTGCCTAGCGAATTACAGCACGTTCTCGTATATCGTGTAATTGGCAGCTATATCACCACAAACAAAAATAAATTGATTGAAACTGACGGAGAAATGGCGAGCTCCATTAAAATGGGCGACACTGAAGTTCAGTTTAAAGGACCCGACAAGGCATCTCGTCTCCAAGAATTGGCCACCGCTTTGAGTGGATATGGAAGGGGTGACCTAGCATGCTTCCGACGGCTAAGATGGTAGATGCTGCTAGAAAGCAGTTAGAACGATTGTACGATTGTACGTGTTATGTTATCTCCGAAGTGGATGCAATGGACCCCGATACTGGAATTATGAGTAAAACTGCCAGTAGAGAGGGTCCTTTTGCTTGTAGAATTAGCTATAAAACTCTCTCTACAGGTCAAAACGCTGAGATTGCGAAATTTAGTACCACCACGGTACTTTTCACCGCTCCGGATGTAATCATACCCAAAGGGGCTCGAATCGAGCTTATAGGGCGAAATACGAAGCAACTTTTTCGCAGTGCATCGATTTCGGCACGATATGACACCCATCAAGAGGTGCAACTCGAAAATTTAGAGGTGCATTGACATGGGCGTTGAATTTGATATGGACGAATTTGCTGAATTTAATCGCAGCTTGGTTAAACTGAGTCAGTCAGGTAGTCTTCAGAATTTCAACAAACAAGTTGTGAAGGAATTGGCCAATGTGTATGTGCGTGAAGCTAAATTGAATACACCAGTCGGTAAACGATCGGTTAAATTCATGCAAAACGGCAAAGTACAAACAAAGTACTTTGATAGTGAGCATACCCGCCAATCGTGGAGTGTTGGTAGATATCAACTGAACGAAAAAACCGGACGGATTGAGGTATTTAACACATCCTCTTACGCCTCGTTCCTTAATGATGGCCATCGGCAAGAAGTTGGGAGATTTCTTCAGTGGATAGGTCAATCTAAAGGCGGAGTTATGCAAGGCGGTAGACTGAAAAAGCCTTGGGTAGACGGTGCGTACATGCACGAAAAAGCCGAAAAGGCACTCAGTAAAAACGCTAAACGTATTATGGAAATTACATTGAAGAAATGGATTGAAAAGCATGGTGGATTCTGATGTATTAACAGCTGTATCTAAAGCCGTACATACGGCACTTAAGGTGCCTATATACCTAGAATTCAAAGAAAACAATATGACATTCCCTTGTGCATATATCAAGGTGATTGAGCCTAGTATGGGCAGACATGTCGGTGATCTTTATAACACTTCTTTGGATTTAGACATCATGTATTACGCCAATAATCTTGATGTGGTTACTGATACGCGAAAACTCATTGATATTCCTAGCGTGCTGTATCTATTACTCGAATTTGTACAAGTTAGGGAACGTACAATTATGGGCACCGGCATGAAATACAAGATTTCAGACGGTGTGCTGCACTTCTTCGTGACGTATGAAAACATACTCCGGAGAGTGGCCAAACCTGTCGAGCGGATGAAGCACATGGAATTAACAGAAAGGGTAAAAGATGGCAGATGAAAAAGAAACAGTCGAAGTAACGACTGAACAACAATTTGATGCTTACGCTATCATTGCATCTGACAAATATAGACGGTATCGTGATTTACTCACTTGCCTTCTTAACGAAGATGAAATGTATACGGAAAGCGACATTGATAGAATTTTAAATCAGGCATTAACAACGCCTGTGAAAGGTTAGTGAAATATGGCATTAGGTGGTGGCACATTCTTATTCCACAATAAAGTATTGCCAGGTACTTATATTAACTTCGTATCCAAAGACCGAGCATATGCAGAAGTATCTGACCGCGGCTTTGGTGCGATGCTGCTCTCCTTTGATTGGGGCCCAAGTGGTGAAGTGTTCCGTGTAGATAACGACACATTCCAAAAGGATTGCCAAAAATACTTTGGTTATGACTACGGCCATGACAAAATGAAGGGCTTACGTGACTTGTTCCGTGGCTTGAAAACTGGCTACTTCTACCGCTTAAATTCTGATGGTGCGCAAGCTACAGGCACAATCGGCAAAGCTAAATATAAGGGCATTCGTGGTAACGATTTGGGTGTATCTGTTCAAGCTGATCCGGACAATACAGGTAAATTTATCGTAACTACTTACCTTACTACTGGCGATGTTCGTAAAGTAGTAGACACTCAAAAGAACTTGAAAGATGCAACAGAATTACAAGATAACGATTATATCGTATTCACTAAAACTGGCGCATTAACTACTACAGCTTATACTGCACTATCCGGTGGTACTAATGGTTCCACAATTACCGTTAAAAACTACCAAGACGGCATCGATATGCTTGAACCTTACTACTTCAATACATTAGGTTACGCAGGTGCGGACGACACAATTAAGAACTTGCTTATTGCATTTACTAAACGCTGTCGTGAACAAAGTGGTGCTAAAATCCAATTAGTGATTCATGGTAAGACTAAGGTCAACTATGAAGGTGTTATCTCCATCCTTAATGACGTAACCGACGAAGGCGCTGAAAAAGGCTCTTTGGTGTACTGGACATTAGGTCGAGAAGCATCTTGCAATATCAATGCTACAGTAGGCAACATGGTTTATGATGGTGAATACACAGTCAACGTTAAGTACAAACAGTTCGAACTTGAACAAGCTATCAAAGATGGTATGTTTATGTTCCACAATGTTACTGACTCCGTTGGTGGTAATATCCAAGGCGACGTTCGCGTATTGAAAGACATCAACACATTTACAGAATTCAGCAAAACTAAAAACCGCGACTTCTCCCTTAACCAAGTCATTCGTGTATTGGATAACTGGGCAGTTGACGGCGCTAGATTGTTTAATAAAACACATCTTGATAAATCCCCTAATGACCAAGCTGGTCGTGAGTCCTTATGGGGCGACCTTGTATACCTTGCTGAACAGTACCAAAAAGTACGTGCTATCCAAAACTTCGATGATAAGGATATCCCAGTACCTACACAAGGCGATAACAAGGAAGATGTATTGGTTAACGTACAATTACAGCCAACTGTGGCTATGGAAAAATTGTACATGACTGTTGTAGTGGCCTAGGAGGATAACGTATGGAAAATGAAATTTTAGATGCATTGAAAACGATGGATGCAGCTGACGTTGTTTCTTCTAAATTAGCGTCTTGCTATATCGTAGAGAACGGGAACAGATACTTACTGTTTCAAGCGAAGAAACTCAGCGCAAAAATCAAAAAGAATAAAGAAAAAGTGGCAATTTTGGGCCGTATCGGTGCGGGCAATAAGTCTACCTCCGTAGAATACAGCGGTAGCTTAACCATTTACCACAACACAGCTTTATTCGATAAGATGGTTGAAAAATACTTGAAAACGGGTGTGGATACATACTTTGATATGCAAGTAGTTAACAACGATCCAACTTCTAAAGCTGGTCGCCGTTCTGTAATTCTAAAAGGCGTGAACCTTGATGAATTAACAGCAGCTGAGTTCGACGCTGAAGGCAAATACATCGAACAAGAACACAACTTCACCTACGAAGGTGTTAAATACGTTCAACACTTTAATGAATTAGACGGGATGCAAGCCTAGTGCTTGCTCCCTTTTTTTAGGAGGTTTTTATAATGGCTGAAAATTTGAGCGCATTCCTTAAACAAAACGTTGATGTAGTCAATGAAACAGAATACGTAGCATCTAAACGTATCAAAGTGAATGGCGAGCCTGTTGCATGGAAAATCAAAACATTGGCAACAGATGAAACTGAAAAAATGCGTAAGAAATACACTAAACGTATTACTGACCGCATCACTCGTCAATCTGAAGAACGCTTTGATGCGACTGCATACAACGAAGATGTGCTATCTAAGGCAATCACTTACCCTAATCTTTATGATGCGGAACTTCAAGATAGCTGGGGCGTAACTGAACCGGTTGAGCTCGTAAAAGCAATGCTCACACCAGGTGAATACGCTGACCTTTTGGCAGCAGTAACAGAAGCCCAAGGCTATGACGTAGGCATGGAAGATAAGGTAAAAGAAGTAAAAAACTCCTAGAATCCAATGAAACAGAAACGATGTTCGCATATTTGGCATTTGTTAAATACCATATGCGACCTTCTGTTTTTGCGGATATGGACATGAATGAAAAGGCTGTAGTAATTGCCTTTATTCAGCAACATGCCAAAGACGAGCAAGATGAAATGAATAAGGCAAAAAGGGGGTAATGAATGGCTACACTTTCTAACTATATAAGCCTCTCTACTAATATTCCTAATGCTATGAACGCAGCCGCAAACGCAACAACTAAAGCCTATCAATCCATGAACACGCTACATAATAAGATGAACGGTGTATCGAGTGCTAGTGAAACGCTGAAAGCTAGCATGGGTGGTATCATGAACAGCTTTGCAGGTAATCTGTTGGCTAGTACGGTAATGAACGGTATTGGCGCTATAAAAGGTGCTATCGAATCAATTCAAGATACTGCTACTGAATGGGCACAGGTGCAAGCTCGCCTTAAATTGGTAGCCGGAAGCCAGGAAAATGCTATTTATCTGAACAAGCAGATATTTGAATCCGCGCAGCGTGCAAGAGGCGGGTACTTAGAAATGGCTGACGCTGTAATCCAGGTATCTCAATCCGCGCATGATGCGTTCCCGGACCCAAGAAAAGCTGTAGAGTTCATGGAAGGTATTCAAAAAGTATTCGCCATTGGCGGTGCATCGAAAGAAGCACAAAAGAACGCCATGCTTCAGTTAACGCAAGGTTTAGCAAGTGGGCAATTACAAGGTGACGAATTCAGGTCTATTGCTGAAAATGCGCCTATGATTGAAAACATCATTGCTAAATCAATGGGCGTATCTCGTGGCGAACTTAAAAAGCTAGCTTCGGAAGGTAAGATTACTGCTGAAGTCATTAAAAACGCTATTATGAATAACTTGCCTGAGATTGAAAAGCAGTTTGAGTCACTTCCTAAAACTTGGGGCGATCATATGCAGTCGATTAAGAATAAAGCTATTCGAGCGTTTGAGCCTGTGTTCCAACGAATATCTGACCTTGCTAATAGCGAGGGCGTCCGTGAGTTAGTAGACAACGTAACTGGAGCTATCCAAACAGTAGCACCTGTATTCTATTGGCTCGTAGGCGTTATAGGCGAAACGATTAATACCGCAGTATGGGCGTTTAACGCGTTATCTAACTTTGTTAGACAGCACTCGTCTATCATGTATACAGCAATGATAATACTGGGTGGCGTTATGGCGTTCTATGCAATTCAAGCCGGTATAGCAGCCGGAAGAACGATTCTCGCTGCAGGTGCTATGGCGATTAAGGCCGTAGCGGATTGGGCGGAAACTGCTGCCTTGTTAGCAATGATTGTAGCTCAAGAAGGATTGAACGCTGCATTATATGCGTGTCCATTAACATGGGTAATCGGCTTGATTGTTGCAGTTATAGTCATAATCTACTTAGCTGTAGAAGCTATTAACTATTTCTGTGATGCGAATATTAGCGTACTAGGAATCGTAGTTGGTGCTTTTTGGGCGTTCGGTTCCGCTATTTTCAATGTGTTCGCATTGGGATGGAACATTATCGCAGCATTTGTTAATTTCTTGGCCAACGTATTTAAAGACCCATTACATGCAGTCGCTAACTTGTTTATCGATATATGGAATGGTATTTGGCAATTCGTGAAAGCTAGAATTAACGATATTATCGATGCGATTAATAAAATCCCAGGCGTAAATATCGATAAGGTAGGCGGGTCTACTGGCGTAATAGAACGATTTGAGATTGCCGGCGGTGAAACTACTGTCATGGGCAAGATGGATTATTCTAGCGTTACAGGAGCTTTCGGCGAAGGCTATAACATTGGGGCTAACCTTAGCCTTGGTGATTTGATGCCTAGCATGCCTGGTGTTAAAACTCCTCAAGAGTTTGACGCTAGCAAAATTACTCCAGGTGCTGATCATGATGCGGCCGATAAGACTAAGAAAAACACAGGTAAGACTGCCAAAAACACAGGCAAGATTGCCAAGTCTATCGACATGACAAATGAGGAAATCAAGGCACTCCGTGAAAGTGCTATCGATAAGTCCTTGAAGAAATGGCAAGATGCCAATGTAATTCACATCCAAATGAATAACGATGTGGAAATCAATAACGGCACTGACCTAGATGGCTTTACAAGTCAAATCTCGAAAGGCTTGAAAGATGCATTCGCAATTCAAAGGGAGGGAATCTAAATGTATTACTTCTATATGGGGGCGATGCAGATACCGATTCCCCCTAAAGAATTAACCACTACTATCAATGGCAAGAACGAAACAATGGAGTTATTAGGAAAGGGTGAAGTTAATGTTATTAAGCCTGCAGGGCTTACTGACATTGCTTTTAAATTCTTGTTGCCTAACTCTGATTATCCATTTAATGAGTCCTTGCTCTTTAAGTCTAAGAAGGCTAAGTACTACATCGATGAACTCGAAAAGCTTAAAACTACAAAGACGATCTTCCAATTTATCGTAGTTCGAATGAAACCAGGCGGACAGATGTTAGCCATGACTAACATGAAATGTACGCTCGAAAACTACGTCATTGAAGAAGATGCAGACAATGGCTTTGACTCGTATGCTAACGTAACGTTGAAACAATGGAAAGATTGGGGCGCTAAACGGATTGAGGTAAAAACCGATAAGGACGGTACTGCTAAAGGTAGCGTTAAGTCGGACAGACCAACGAACGGCAAGGTGGCGGCATCTACTGCTAAAGTATCCAAAGGGCAGACTTTACAGCAAATTGTTAAGAAGCAATTAGGCAATACGGATAACCTATTTCAAATTGCAGCACTTAACAAAATCGCTGTACCGGCTATCTTGGGAGTTGGCCAAGTAGTCCAGCTTAAACGTGAGGGTAATAACGAATGGCTATAGATGAAAAGAAAACAGTCGAGAAATCTCAAATCAATGGCACTATCATTCCGTTACCCATGCCTAATCAACTTCACTATGAGCTAACCATCAGAAATAAAAGCACTGGTGATTTGTGGCTCATAGAACCTGAAGATAGCGTACAAATTACGAGAGCAGTTGATTGCGTTCCAAGTAAGATGACTTTCAAAGTGCCTAAAGACCCTAACCTCAATTTTGAAGAAGGCGATACCGCCAAGTTCACGTTAAACGGAGGGGCGGTATTCTTTGGGTACGTCTTTGAGAAACAGCGTGACGGCAAGAATTCGATATCAGTTACTTGCTATGATCAGATACGTTATCTCAAGAATAAAGACTGCTATGTTATCGGAGCTATGACGGCGACTGAGTTCATCAAAATGGTGGCCGATGACTTTGGATTGAAATGTGGTTATATGGATGACACCGTATGGAAAACTCCGGAGAAACCGCAAACCATATTCAAAGATAAGTCACTGCAAGAAATGATATGCCAACTGCTCGATAAAACGGCTATATACACGCCTAATCATGCGTTCTACCATTTGTACGATGATGCGGGCGAGTTACGGCTAGCATCGTTTGAGACTATGAAGACAGATATTTACATTGATGATGAGTGCATGGAAGATGTGCAATACACAACTTCCATAGACAAGGAAACATACAACTATGTTAAAATCGTCCGCACAGTTCCAAACGGCGCATCAAGTAAGTTGGAGAACACTTTCATAGCTAAGGACGATAAGAACATCGAGAAATGGGGCAGATTACAGTATCTGCTCATTCCTAAAGAGAAGGACATCAACGCAGTAGCGCAAGCCAAGGCAATCATGGCTCACAAAAACAAGAAAAGCCGTGAAATTAAACTCAAAAATGTCATTGGTGATGTGCGTGTACGCGGTGGATCCTTGGTGTACATCAATCGAAACTTTGGCGATATGATTGTTAATAATTACATGATGGTAACATCTGTTACTCATACGTTTAAAACAGGATTTCACGGAATGGATTTAGATTTACGATACGTTGATAATGACGCAGCCTATGAAGTTGCAAAAGACGAAGATGCGGAAGCGGTTAAGAAGATTGAAGCTGCTAAGAAAACCAAAGGCTCTGCAGTCACTACTGGGGCAGGCGGTACAGCAGGCCAAGTCGATACCGCATTCAGCGCCAATGACGGCCGAGTATCTCAATATGGTAGTCAGGGCTGTGCTGACACAGTATGCGCTACTGGGTCTTGGTACAATTCTGATTTGAAAGATGAGTACAACAAAGGTACGGCAAGAGTTGATACGCTTCGCCAAAATCTCGAGGCTAAAGGTTATACAACGGAACAATTCAACGGATACGCTAATAAAGGCGATTTGTTGATTTATGGTGATGATGAACACGTTGTTATTGCAGATGGTGCAGGCGGATGCTTCGGCAATTCATCTAAACGCGGCTATGCTATGAAATATGGTAACGCAAATTATGCATGGCACAATGATGAAGCGCCAACTAAGATTATTCGAATGGGGGCTAAATAATGGATAGCGAGTACATGAAAATCGTTAATACGATTAAAGAAATAGCGAGCACCGTTATATCGAATGGCGAACCTATGGAAGTGATCGTCGGCGAAGTTGTTAGTGTATCACCGCTTGCTATTAAGATTGACCCTAAGTTAACCGTACCTGAAGAAAATATTATTCTTACTAAAAACACCTGTGAATGGACTATGGAGATGAGTGTTGATCATGTTACAGAAAACCGAGCAGGTGGAGGCGGCATGGCTGAATATGCAAGCCATAACCATGACTATAAAGGGCGTAAGAAGTATCTCGTTCATAACCAATTAGTAATGGGCGACAAAGTCATTATGTTAAAAGAGACCGGCGGACAGCGTTACATAGCGTTAGACCGTTGGTATAACCCGAACAGGGGGTGCACGACTAAGTAATGGCAGATAATTTACTATTACCAAAACAAAATAACGATGCCCTTATTCCTGATACAGTAAATTATATTGAACCGTCGCATACGTATGACGTTGATTTTAGAACGGATAGCCAAATTAGAGGATATGCGGATAAGTTGCGAGCTATGGAGCAAGCGATTTATAAAATTATCAATACGGAGCGGTACCAATATATTATTTACAGTTGGAATTACGGCATCGAGCTACAAGACTTATTCGGACAGCCAATTCCGTATGTGTACGCTGAGTTACAGCGTCGCATAGAAGAGGCATTACTGGCTGACGATAGAATCACTAAAGTATACAACTTTGATTTTAGCCACGAAGGTGGTGACGTCATGGTTGAGTTTGACGTAGATACCATCTATGGTACGCTACAAAAAATCAAGAAAGGGGTGAAAGGTATTGTATGAGCATATGACGGCCAATCGAATTGAAAAACGAATGCTCGATAGAGTTAAAGATGAATTCGATAGGCGTGAAGGTAGTGTTATATACGATGCTACAGCTCCGGCAAGTGTTGAGTTTGCAGAACTCTATATCCTGGCAGATGTTATTTTGAAACAAGCGTTTGCAACTACGGCAGACCGTGAATTCTTGATACTTCGTGCAGCAGAGTTTAATATTTACCCGGAACCAGCCACGCAAGGCGAATTTGAAGCCCAGTTCAATATGGAAGTACCGATTGGCTCCAGGTTTAATTACAATGAATACAACTTTGTTGTAATAGAGTTAATCGACGACACGGAACATAAGTACAAGCTCAAATGCGAACAGTACGGACGCACTCCTAATGCGACTACAGGTGATATTACGCCAATTCAAGGTATTAATGGCCTTACCTCTGCTAAGATATTGAAAAATATCACGCCGGGTGAAGATGAAGAAGATACAGAAGTATTTAGAAAACGATACTTTGATGCTTTGAAATCAAAAGCTTATGGTGGCAACGGTGCTGATTACAAGGAAAAGGTATTAGCTATCCCTGGTGTAGGTGGTGTTAAAGTATACCGCTGTTGGAATGGAGGCGGTACAGTTAAGTTAGTCGTCTTAAATAGTGACTACAAGCCGGCGGCAGATGAACTGATTAAGGAAGTAGAAAATGTTATAGACCCCGCACCGAAAGGCAAAGGCTATGGGCTCGCTCCTATCGGTCATACTGTAACAATCGAAAAGGCAGAACCTGTGACAGTCAACTACCGAATTGAAGTAACTATGATGAGCGGGCATAACGTTAACGAAATTCAAACACTTGCAGAAAACGCTATCAAGCAACGATTACTTATTCGCGCTAAAGAATGGTGTAATCAAGACGAGAAGGATCATGTTATTCTTCGGTCTAGCCTTGTAACAGCTCTGATGGTTGAACTTCCTAACGTTCTTGATGTAGGCAGAATTACTGTAAACGGTGCAGCTGTATCAAAACTTGAATTGAAGGATAATCAAATCCCAGTATTAGGGACGATTACTTTGGTGGCAGTATGATTACAGATTTCGGTATTTTTAAGCGAGATATTGATATCTCACAATTCGCCGTTCCGTTAACTCGAGATTCTCGGGATATCCAAGAAGTGTATCGAGTGGAATCGGCTGAATTACAACTACTATGGGATATCATGCTAGATATCTTTAAGGAAGAATACATCTATACCGCATCAGATTACGGACTTGAAGCATGGGAACAAATATTAGGCATCAATCCTCCGGATTTAACGGATACAGAAGGACGCAGAAGCGAAATACTATCGGTATTAATCGGACAGCGTCCTTTTACTATGCCTAAAGTACAAGAAATGCTTAATTTTAAATTCGGTAATCACGTAGTAGAGCACTCTGTTGTATCTGATAGGTATGAGTACTGGCTAGATGTAGTAGATGGGTTTGAAACACAACTCAACAATATCATTGATTATGTTGAGCCTTTAATTCCTAAGAACCTAATCATCAAAACTAAAAGTACTACAAACCTTAATGGCGAAATATACATCGGCGCTATCTCCGATGTATATGAATCCTTCCATGTCGGGGCGGCATTAGATAAGTTTGACTTCAAAGTAGGCTCTGACATTAATATAGGCATGAGCTTCGACGTATTAGAAACAATTAAAGTATAAGGAGAACACATGGCTTCTATTTATCCAAATACACGATTAACCAATTATGGCCGTGAGTTAATCGCAAGATCGCAAGCAACTGGTAAGAAGTTGCAGTACATTAAATTAGTAACTGGGGATGGACAGCTCGATAATCAAAATATCGATACTATGACCTCTGTAATAGCTCCAAAATTGGAGTGTCCGTTTACCTCTAATGGTGAATTCGTTGGAGATGGTCAATTTAGAATTGAATTTGCAGTAGGCAATAGTACAGTAACCAATGGATTCTTCGCTAGGGAATTAGGCGTATATGCCAATTTAGAAGGTGAATCTGATTCCGCTGCTAGATTAATTGCATATAGTAATGGCGGTAACTACGCATCCTATATTCCGTCTAAGGAGACACCGATTAATTCTAAAGTATTCTCCTTAGATGTTGTAATTGGCAACTCAACAAATGTAACCGTTAAGAAGATTGATGCGGCATATCTAACTAGAGGTGCATTAGAGGCCCATAGCCGTGACACAAGTGCGCACGCTCCTATCACAGACCAAATCAAAGCAATCCTCGGCAGTGCTAACTGGAAAGACTCCCCAGCAAGTACGCTTGTTACAATTAAAAACTTACTAGGGCAAGGTGCTATAGTTGCTTCTAAACTAACTGGGAATGGTGGGTATGTTAAATTTGCGAATGGGTTTACTATTCAATGGGGAGTAGGCGGACAAGACAACGTAACTAAGACAGAGGTAACCTTCCCAATTAGATTTACAACTTTATTCATGGCTAATGCTATTGATGCATATTGGAGCGGTTCCGATACACCTAGATATTTTGCAAATTCTGTCAATGAAAGCAACAATGCAAAAGCAGTATTTACAGCAAGCGATAGATATGCAGCATCATATTACTGGTTTGCATTAGGAATGGCATAATAGAAGGAGAAAACACATGAACCAATATGTATTTGTATTAAACGAAATGGGCGAAAGAATTACATCCTTTGTGGATAATATGATTAGTAAAGATGAATTACTAGATCATGCTAAAAAAGAATGGCCAGATGCAGCGGATTATATTTACTCTGCAGACGGCGATAGTATGCTAGATGAATTTATGGCTGGCAAGTTATATGTAAATGGTGAGTTTGTTGTACCACAACCAAAAGCACCAACTAAGGCTGAACAAATTGCAGAAATTAAAAATTACTATGATAAACGATTTGAAACGCTAGAACAAATGGTGTTAAGACGGCGATTGATTAACGGCGATATTGCCGACTTGCAAGAACAGTTTAAGAAATTAAATCAAGAAATGTTATTAAAAATTAAGGCGGTGAAATAATGGAAGCGTTCGAAATTAAAAGTGATGTTCCTGTTATGAAATTCTGTGAATTTTGCTACGCAACATTAAACGAAGATGGCACTTGCCCTACAGAGGGTTGTATTCATAATGATCTAATGGATTTGGAAGAGGATGATGCGGATGTTACCAGTCCAACACAACTTTAATGTCATTAAAGGAGAAACAATCACTCTAAATGTGGGATATACAAATGCAGTAGATAGTGAAAGCCTATTTGCATGTGTCAGAAAATATCCAACGGATGATGAGTACAAGGCAAAGTTTGATGTGGCAGTATCACAAGATGGATTAGAAGGTGATGAGTTAAGTAAAATCATCTTATCATTGGATACCAACACATTGAACTATGGCAAGTACTATTGGGATTTATTCCTGTGGAGTGGCGAAAAGCCTATTAAATGTCTGATAAAAGGTGAAATAACAATAGCTGAAGGCATCAGCAATAGGGGGAAATAATATGAGTGATGAAAATATTCATATAAAGTCTAATGATGATGATAAAATCATTGTCAAAGATAATACCCAAATTATTAAATTGCAAGGACCAAAAGGAGACCCTGGACTACAAGGACCTCCAGGACCTCCAGGTCCTCCAGGTGAACCTGGTAAAAATGGTGTTGATGGTGTAAATGGCGAGCGAGGTATTCAAGGGCCACCAGGACCTCCTGGTAAGGACGGAGTTAACGGAGCAAAAGGTGAACAAGGCTTGCAAGGTCCTCCTGGGCCACCAGGAAGAGACGGAACTAAAGGTGAACCGTTCAAATATTCCGATTTTACTGCTGAGCAATTAGCATTACTTAAAGGCCCTAAAGGAGATAAAGGTGAACCAGGTCCTCCTGGTACTGGTGCTAATGTAGACCTTAGTGGATATACAACAAAGACAGATGCTGATAATCTTTATTTAAAGAAAGTAGATTTAAGAAGCTATCTAACAATGTTAGGCGACCCCAAGTATGCATACAAAACAGAGTTAACTAGTTATTTACTAAAAACCGATGCTGAAACTAAATATAGCAAAAAGACTGAATTAGATAACTATGTTAAAAAATCTGAAATTAATCAGTATACTTCAGCATCTAATGTACAACTTACTCCAGAACAGCTTGAAAAATTAAGAGGGCCACAAGGCCCTAAAGGTGAGCCATTTAGATATAGCGACTTTACACAGGAACAACTTAACGCACTTAAAGGGCCAAAGGGTGATAAAGGCGAACCCTTTAGATATTCTGATTTTACGGAGGAACAACTTCAAGCGTTAAAAGGCCCTAAAGGAGACCATGGAAGCGGTGGTGGACAAGCAACTTCACAACCTATTGAAATATATGAAGTGGTTTGGGGAAACGCTATAGCCAGCAATCCAGGTGCTGATAGAGGTTACTTAGCATTTGACCCATTAACAGGCTGGGGATACTTGCATTTTGATTTTAAATTGAAAACCCCTTCTGGTAATGGCAATATGGTCGCATCACTTCCGCCGAATGCACCAGTTGCAGTAAGACTAATAGAAAGAAGCGTTGATGTAAACAACAATAGTATTTATGTTGAACGAAACAGCCGTATAATTAAGGGTTGGGGTGTACCAGCGAACACACGTTATATTATTGATATTATCGGATATTGGAGGAAAGCGTAAAGGGATGTGGACATGGCAATTCGAACTGAATGATATATTAACCACTCTTACAATTGTAGGGGTGGTTGCAGGTGCAGGATATAGATTATTGATTATTCCATTACTACAGCAATTAGACTCACAACGGATGCAAGATAATCTTATCTTTCAAGAAAAATGGGGTGTTCTTACTGACACTCTTAAAGATTTAAAGGACGAAATTAAATTATCACGTGCAGAGAGAATTAAAGCAGAAAGCAAGCAAGTATTACTATCTGCAAAGGTTGAAGCATTAGAAGTGCGTGTTGATGATATAAAGGAAGAACTTCATGAACATACCGCCAAAGCTCATTAATTCAATTAAAAAATCATACAATTCTATAAAGATAGCAAATATTCATCCAACAGGGATGTGGGCAACAAGGGCGCTAGTACTAACAATGCTAGTGCCTATTTTATTGGTGGTCACTCAATATATTATGTCGTTTATTAGCGGATATGTATCGGACGATGCGAATAAGCTGATTAATGTCGGCATCAATATTATTGACCACATATTCATACCTAGTGTTTTAACGGCTATTGTAGGGTTCTTAGGGCTTTGGATAGACCAAAACAACAATGGCATTCCTGATAGATTAGAAGAGGAGGATAAACGATGAAAGTATTTATTAATCCGGGCCACGATATTAACTTAGATAGTGGCGCAGTCAATCCTGTATATGGGACACGTGAATGTGATGTGGCCCGTGATGCGGGTAAGATGTTAGCTCGCTATTTGGAAACAGCAGGATGTGAAGTTCGTACGTTACAAGATGATGATTTAGGCCTAGTATGTTCTGAATCTGATTCTTGGGGCGCAGATATCTTCGTATCGCTTCATTGTAATGCGTTTAACACGGAAGCTCGAGGAACTGAAACACTGTATAAGTCCTTTAACGGACAACGCCTAGCGAATGACATTCAAAGCCAAATTATCCGCAGCATTAATACAGTAGACCGAGGCGTTAAGAAACGTGATGACCTTTGGGTGCTTAATGGTACAGATGCAACAGCAGTATTAGTTGAAATGGCGTTCATCGATAACGAAGAAGATCATACTATGTTATCTAACGACCTTGATACTATCGTTCGCGCTATTGCTAGGGGGATTACTGACTACGCAGGAGGGGTATAATGTATGACAAAATCAAAGTTTTACTTAATAACCTTAGTTACCGCCATGCTGCTATCTGTGGTATTGTGCTCCTCTCCGTCTTTTGCTGCTGGTACATCTTCCACGAGCCAAGTGGAAGCAACAATCACGATTCCCTTAACACAGTGGAACGAATTGAAAGCCAACAACGAGAAAGCCTTGAGCTTAATCGAGACATCCAGTCTTCCATTGACCGAAGCTCAAAGCTTGGTCATGAAGCAAAGGGAAGAATTGAACGAAGCACACAATACAATATCGACATTGGAAACAGAATTGATGAAAGCCAAAATGCTATCCATGAAGCAAGAGGTTACCTTGTCAGAAATGCAGAACTCATTGACCGAATTGAAAGGGCAAATCGACAACGACAAGAGAACAATCAAACGACTACGGATGCAGCGCAACCTATCTCAGATGGTGGGAGCGGGAGCAGTAATCGGAGTAGTGATTCATCGGTAAAGAGGTGATCCAATTATCTCCCTAGCCTTGCGAGGGTGGACGTAAGGCAAGCCCCAGGTAAATACTACCTGGGGCTTTTTGTGTTTGACATCATTTTGACATCATTTTATTAAAAAATATGTAGAAATATAGACAAATAAGAAAGTATAAAATACAGTAAAATACTGTATTTGTAGGGTTTGTCAGCAGTATATAAGTAAACTCTTAATCAGGGTGTCCAGGGTTCGAACCCCTGGTGGTCCACCAAATAAACCCGCACAGTAGTGCGGGTTTTTCTTGTTATTGCATTTATATTATCCGTTTATAATTTATTAGTAATATTAGGAGTACTGACATGAAATTAGATGATGTAATGACAACACAAGAGGCTGGTGAAAGATGGAATGTACCAGCTGATTCTATTAAGCAATGCTGCTTAAAGCGATATGCAAACAAACAGTTTTCCGATGATGAAGCTAGAAAGTCGGGTAAAATGTGGCTTGTAACCCGTCAAGGGATGGAAAGGCTATACGGGGAAGAAAAGGATCGTTCTATATAA